CTGTTCGTGAACCAGTCTTGACCGTTAAAGAATGGTCTATTCTAGGAATTAACTTCACAACAGCGTTAAACTTTGACCTATTCCTAGGGTCTGTAAACTTAAAGGGTCCAGCAATATTCAACAACATTTCATATTATCAGGCCAATAACCTACAGCAGTTACAGTCAAAGGTAAGTAGATCTTGGAATCAAGTAAGGCAAAGTGGCGCTATTGACTACGACTGGTCATACTGGTTAAACAACTATACCTGGGATGGAGTAATGTCTATATCATCTTCTCCTCTATACGGAGTAAACTCACAGGACGTATACAATAACTATATGGGTACTAATAAGATTATTATTGATGATGAATCAGGCATGATTTTTGATGCAGATAAGATGAAAATATACAATGACACTACATGGTCAATATCTGTTGGCTCACCAGTGTAATCTGGTATACTTGTGGTTATGGATTCTTTAATTAACCCAAAAACTGGCAAACCAATTGTTGAAAATGTGCGCCGCAAGGTCATTGACAAGCATTACGACTGGGGCCTATACGTATACAAGAAGTCAAACGGAAAGTGGTTTACTGATGGAACGGGATCTGTATTAAACATTCCCGCTCAAAAAGGTGACATCTCAAAGATTGCAGAACTTAAAAGGGCTGCAATATTTAATGGCGATGACGGAGAAGGAACTGCCCATTTTGTTGCGGGACTGACAAGAGTATCCGAAGAAGAATATTCAGAACAAAAAGATAGAATGAGACAAGGTTTAATTCCAAATGTTAATGACTTAGGCGCTATCGCCGATGCACAGAAAACATTAAAAACACACGGAAGGGATGCGTACGAAAGTGACTGATGATGATGATAACTTCCAGTATGTTAGAGCAAGTTTAAATACTCAAGAGCAAGAAGAAAATAAGTTTAATTTAAGTGACCCATTTAATAAAAACTGGGAAGAGTTACAAAAATACTCTGGTCTAGATCAAAACTTCCGTCGTCGTGTAGCAAGACAAGTAAGCAAAGCAATAACACCAAATGAGGCATATTTAGATTCTGCAAATGCAGTTCCATCTGGAGTAGATGCTGGATCAAAGGCCCTTAATCCTGGAACGGTATATAGAAATGGATACGGTCTATTTGACGTAATCACACCACCATATAACATGTATGAACTTGCAAACTTCTACGATACCTCTTTTGCTAACCATGCAGCAATTGATGCAAAGGTAGAAAATATTGTAGGCCTTGGATATCGTTTTGATATTGCAGATAGAACTGCACTTAGACTAGAAATGTCAGAAGATGCGTTAGCAACCGACAGGGCAAGAAACAGAATTGAAAGAGCAAAGATTGAATTGCGTGACTGGCTAGAAAACCTTAACGATGATGATAGTTTTACAAAAATTATGGAAAAGGTTTATACAGATGTTGAGGCAACTGGCAATGGGTTCATTGAAGTTGGTAGAACAATAAAAGGTGAGATTGGTTACATTGGCCATATTCCAGCAACCACTGTTCGTGTTCGTAGACTTAATGATGGCTTCCTTCAGATTATTGGTCAGGCAGTTGTTTACTTTAGAAACTTTGGGGCTAACAATCCAAACCCAGTAACAGCGGATAGTCGTGCAAATGAAATTATTCATATTAAGTCTTATTCTCCATTAAACACCTACTATGGTATTCCAGATATCGTTTCTGCAATGCCATCTCTAATCGGAGATCAATTAGCCTCAAGATATAACATTGACTACTTTGAAAACAAGGCAGTACCACGATACATTATTACTCTAAAGGGTGCAAAACTATCTGGAGACGCAGAAGATAAGATGTTTAGATTCCTTCAGACTGGGCTAAAGTCTCAGTCTCACAGAACCCTGTATATCCCACTTCCTGGAGATACAGATGGGAATAAAGTTGAGTTTAACATGCAGCCTATTGAAAACGGTATTCAAGATGGATCATTTAAAGAGTATCGTAAGCAGAATCGTGATGACATTTTAATTGCTCACCAAGTACCTATTTCAAAACTAGGTGGATCAGAGTCTGGACTTGCAGCAGCACTTTCTCAGGATAGAACATTTAAAGAGCAGGTTGCACGACCCGCCCAACATCACCTTGAGAAGGTAGTCAACAAGATTATTAAGGAAAAAACAGATGTTCTTGAACTTAAGTTTAATGAACTAACTCTTACAGATGAAATAGCACAGTCTCAGATTCTTGAACGTCTTGTTAAGACTCAGATCATGATGCCAAATGAGGCTCGTACAGCACTTGATTTGCCACAGAGAAAAGATGGAGATACTCCATTTGTTATGACTCCAAGACAGGCAACAGATGCTAGAGCAAACCTTGCTGGCAATCGCCAAAGGGATGCAGAAAGAACAAATAGTCAATCAGATGGTGAAGCAACTCTTGATGGACGCAATCCACAAGGAGAGGGAAGAGCGTCTCAATAATTGAGAAATCTCTTAAAACATTTGGTATAATGGATAACGATATGTTAATAAATAAAGCACACTGGACAACAGACAAGAATAGCGTCCGTCTGTCAATGCCTATTGGCAAGGTAGATATAGAACGCCGAATGGTTTCTGGCTTTGCAACTCTTGACAATATTGATAAGCAAGATGATATTGTTACAACTGAGGCAAGTCTTTTGGCATTTAAAAATTTCCGTGGGAATCTAAGAGAAATGCACCAACCTTCAGCGGTAGGAAAGATTGTCTCATTTAAAGAAGATAAGTATTTTGACCCTAATTCAAAAAAGTTTTATAGCGGAGTCTACGTATCTGCATACGTATCAAAAGGTGCACAAGATGCCTGGGAGAAAGTCCTAGATGGCACATATAGTGGTTTTTCTATTGGTGGAAACATTAAGTCTTGGGATGATGCATACAATGCAGAAATGGACAAGGCAATTCGTATTATTAAGGACTATGACCTTTATGAACTATCTCTTGTAGATAGCCCAGCAAACCAGTTTGCAAGCATTATTTCTGTTGAAAAGGTCAATGGCCAGAATGTTATTTCTGGAGCATCAGTAGATGCAGTAATTGAAAATGTTTTTTACGATTCTGAAAACGGTATCGTATTAGTATCTGACTCAGAAACAGCAGAAAGCCCAGTAAGTGGTAAGAACATGGAAAACATTGGTTTCGTAGAAAAAAGTGATAACGAAAAAGCAAACATGATAAAGTTCTTAGTTGATAGTGCTAAAGGCATTAGTACAATTAAGATTACAAAGGAGGTAAGTCAAATGACAGAAACAACAGAAACAGCAGTAGATGCTGTAGTTGAGAATGTTGAGATTACTCCAGAGGCACAGCCAGCAGAAGTAGAAACTCCTGCAGTCGCTGACGAAACACCAGCAGATCTTGCTGTAGCAAAGTCAGACGATGGTGGTGCAGTTCCTTCTGCTCCAGTAGTAGAAGAAGAGAGCGTTGTTCCAGAAGTTGAAGCCGAACTTGCTGTAGCAAAGTCAGATGAATCAATTGTAGATGCAGTTGCTGAAATCAAGAACTCTCTTACTAATGCCTTTGGCGATCTCGCTGCAACCATTAAGTCTCTTAATGAGCAGGTTGAAGCACTTAGCAAGTCCGTTGACACTGTGTCTACAGAAGTAACACAAGTCAAGGGTCAGTTCAATGAGTTTGGAAAGAGAGTAGATGCCGTAGAGCAAGATACCGCTTTCCGCAAGTCTGGCGATCTAGGCGAGATCGTGCAGTTTGAGCCTGTAAAGGTTCAGAAATCCCTATGGGGCGGACGTTTCCTCAAAAATTCCGACCTATTTAATTAACAATATATTCACTAGGAGGTGAAATAATGTCAGAACAAGATAAAGATATAGCCAAGAACTATCCAGGTTCAGGTGGCTCAGGAGCAGAAATTAACTCTCAGGGTTCACTCGTATCAGGTGGTGTTGGTAGTGCTACAGGTCTTGACTCAGCAGCAGCGTCTGTTGGATCACAACTCGGTAACACAGCAACAGCAAACTTCGGTGTAACAACTGGAGCAAATGCTGTTAACCCAACTGGGGCAGCAGGAGGTATTCTTGCACCAGAACAGGCTCGT